GTTTAAGAGTACGATCTGAAGCAGGGTTACTATCGGGTGCAACTATAGAAACACCATTACCACCGCTATGTAATAACTTAATCTGACTCATGCTGCTACCTCCGTTGCTGTAATAGTTGAGATTACTCTTGGTGCATAATCTGAGTTAGCGTCATAATGGCATCTATTGAGATATAACGTAGAACCAGATGTATAAGCTAGATACCAAGCTAAATTATAAGTAATTGCAGAAGTACTACCCGCAGTATCTAAAAAATTTACAACTGCATTATCTATAAATTCACTATGCGCCCTATAACCTTGACCAAAATAACCTTGTGTTCTGTTTCCTGCTGCATCACCAAGTGCAATAGCAGTTCCACCCTTTTCAAGTCTCAACATATAATATGAACCTTGTAAAATACCTATGTTTGCTACTGCCGTCACTAAAATTTTATTACTAGCTGAAGAGGGTGTTATTGAAACACTCATACCAGAAATATCTGCCCATGTATCTATTGTATTATAAGAGGTCGTATCAGTTTTTAATGTTTGTACCACTTGAAGAATTTTACCACCTACACCACTTGCTAAATCCGCAGCTTGTATTATTCCATCTGGCAAACCACCTGCTGATATTCCTGTTACTGTTCCTGATCCGTTTAATACTATTGGCATAATTTTTACCCCCTAGACAATAACATAGCGTGAACCTGACGGAATGTTAACTGTTATCCCACTATTTATAGTTATAGGCCCTGCACTCATTCCTGACTTGTTTGTACCCATAGTGTAATTATTTGAAATTGTTTGTGAGTTTTCTGTTATACAACCATCAGCAACTTGTGACGAAACTCCTGTTAAAGCAGACCCATCACCTGTGTAAGCTGTTGCTGCAACTGTACCTGTTACAGTTATACCAGTTGAAGTTGTAGCTAATTTTGTAGAACTACTTGCATTTTGACCAGCATTTGCTGTTACATAGTTTAGATTTACAAAACCATGTTGACTTGCACCAAGAGCAGAACATTGTACTCTCATTACTTCATGTGTAGTACTATCAGAAGTACCAAAAGTAATTTTTTTACCAGTAGTAGTTAACCATATATCCATTGAACCGCCATCAAGAATGGTGGAGTTCTGTAAAACATACCCAGTAAGACCACCACTTACAGCATTTGTAGCTGCTGTTTTGGTACTAAGTGAACCATGATCATGAAGTAAAAGTTTTTCACCATCAGTAAGTTTAATATCAAAATTATTTGAATCTAGCTGACCACCTAATTGTGGTGATGTGTCACCAACTAAATCAGTAACAACACTTTCAAACGTAGGGTCAGCACCATTATTAGCTCTTAAAAATTTGCCATTATTGCTAGATGTACCATGTTCTAACTTTGCAAGTGTTATAGCTTCATCTTGTATTTTTTGTGTTGAAACAGAATTGTTTTGTAGGATTGCTGTTGTTACTGTGTTGTCACTTGGAGTTCCAATATTAACAGTAGAACCCATTACTACTGCGTGGTAGCTTGCACCAACCGCAGGTGCAGCAGCTAATTTAACTGTGCTGCTACTTAAAGCAAAGCCTTCTGTTGGTGTAGATGTACCGCTATTAGGTTTTTGTATTACACCTTCTATTATTAATAAAATTTGTTGTGCAGATGTGGGTGCATTGGTAATAGTAAAATCTGCTGTAGTGCCATCAAATGCAGGGCTAAGTGTAGATATAAAAAAGTTACCAACAGATTGTGCTTCTTCCCAAGCACTTGTAGTTCCGTTATATACCAATAACTTGCCTGTGCTTGTATTAAAGAACAAGTCACCTGCATCATTATTAGATGAGGGATTAGAAGAACCTACTCTATATCTTTCGGCAAAATCATTTATGTCACCACTAAGGCTAACAAGATCACTTTCTGCAAGTGTAGCTTTATGATAATTATAAGTATGTCCACTACCTGTGGAAGTAACAATAAATCTTATACCAGCAGCTATTGTCGAACTATGAAAATTAGAAGGTATATTATTGATTGTGACAGTAGTTCCGTTTAATGTTCTACCTGTTGTACTTACCCCACTACCATTAACAACTAACCCTGCTGCGTCAGCAATACTTACAGATATACCGCTAGAAGGTTGTGTGTTAGGAAAAGATATTTCATTAGCAATAGTTTGTAATCCACCTACGTCATCTAACTGACCAGTTACATAATCTACAACAGCACCAGAAGTAGGAAAACTTGCATCACTATTAGATATAGTTGTTTGTTTTGTAAGACCATCTATCTGGTTAAGGTCTGCAATATCAGATGTTAAAGCTGTACTGTCAGCTAATTTAGAAGCTGTACCAGATTGCATACCTGCTAAAGTTTTTAATTCCGCATCTGCAATTTTTGCATTTGTCACAGCATCATCCGCTATCTCACTTGTATTAACTGAGTTTGCTGCAAGATGACTAGCATCAAGAGGGCTACTTGCTATTAACGTTTTTATTTCTGACGCTGTTTGATCATCAGAAGCATTTGCTGCTATTCCGTCTAATTTGTTATGGTCAGCATCAGTAAACACGTTGCTATCACTAGCACTTTCTACTAATGCTCTTATTTCTGCTGCTGTCTGATCATCTTTTGCATTTGTTTCTATCGTATCTAACTTTGCACCATCAGCACTTACATCCCTACCATCAACAGTTGCAGATACACTAAGGTCACCAGAACCGTCAAACACTAAAGTTTTATTTGCACGATTAGCTGCATTTTCTGTTATTTCTAAACCACCAACAGTTTGTGTTAACGGAAATCTTATAGTCTTATCAATTACACTTTGCTGTTGTTGATCTAAAATTACAGCTTTATCTAAAACATCATTAATAACTTCTGGAAAAAATCCACCTTGGTTTGTTATTTCTGTTTGCTGTAACGCACTTACTTTAGAAGTAATAACAATGTTATATCCAGTAGCTAAATTTTGTGCGCTACCGCTAGAAACTAAAGTTACAGTACCTCCGGGGTTTGCGTCCTGATCATCATTTAAAGTGACAGTATAATTTGTAGTTATTGATAATACTGTTTCTGCACCATTACTAGTTTGTATCTGTATAACTTTTACATCACCTACTTCATAAACTTTAAAAGCAAAGGCAAAATTATTTCCACTAGTAAACGCAGTAGTTTGGCGTGTCGTAGTATTTATTGCCATGAAATAAAAACTGTTTTACCTATTTATTAAGGGTACTAGTAACTTTATATATTACGGTCACACCTTTATTCCCTACTTCTGCGACTAGCTTTACCTGTTATCAATGCTCTTATATGATCTGGTGTATTTTCTGGATCTATTACACCTCGATTAATATCGTATTGAACACCAATAGGACGGCCTAATAATGTAAAAGGTATGCCTGTAGCTAAAGTTAATAAAGACAATACATCTCTTACATTTTTACCTGTTACTTCTTTGTCAGGATCAGCAGCATTTATAAGAGTTCTAAATGTACCAACTGTTGCTGCTTCTAAAGTAGACATAGATGGACTAGTTGTTATTCGATCATCGTATGGTAAATCATTAAATGAATTAAATGGCACAATAGCTATATTGCCAAATGGTACTAGTGCAAAACCTGCTCTAAATTGTGAGCCAAAAAACCAACCTGCAATATCATCCAAATAACCATCTTCGTCTTCATCGTCTAAATCACCACCTGTAGCTCTTACTATTAAATCTGCAACAAAAGCTGGCATAGCAAAACCTAATAAATATGTCATAAATAATTGACCAGTACCTTTGCCCCCAACTTTAAATCCTAAATCGTTAAATAATTTTTTATATTGTGTTGCATTTAAGTTTGCAATCATATTGAAATAACCACCAAATTGCACCATAGTTTTATAAAAAGGAGAACCGACTTGAAATGCTGCTAAATCTTCTGCTTGTAAACTATCCTGTGTTAAACGTACATTTGCATCTGCTTGCTGTATGGCTTCTTTTTGTACTTGTATTTCTGACATAGTTTTTGGACTTTCAGTTAAAATTTTGTTGTAAGTAGCAGACCAAACTACACTGTCAACTTGGTTTTGAAATGCTTGTTGCATAAAATATCCATGCCTTTCTGCCCATTTCTGTACTTTTTGATATGCATTTGGATTTATTAACAATTGATTTAATGTATCTTGCACATCAAATATTTGGTTAAATTGACGTTCTTTCATAAAAGGTGATAGTTCTGCTATGTCTTCTTGAAATTGCATTGGATTGCGTACATATTGTGCTAATGCACCTTTTAAATAACTAGGCCCTACCTTAATCATTGCAGGGAAATATCCTGTAAATTGCTGTAAACCATTTCTAATATTTGCAAACATTATGCCAACACCAGTACTTCTTCTAACTTGTGTCCAAAACTTATCAAAACCTTTAAACCTACCTGCTGTCATTGTTGTCTGACGAGCAGAACGATCAAGCCACGGCATTAGTGCATTGTCCATTATGGTTGGATCTAGTTGTGACAACCTATTTGCAAAAGTTTTATTTTTTAAAATTTTAAATACATCTTCTATTGCAGGTTGTACAAACGCAAAACGTAATGCATCATCTATATGCTTAGTCATTATGCGTAAATCTAATGATAATGGCTTGTTATATTCCACACGTTCTTTTGTAAAACCATTACCAGTAGATGGTAATGATTGCCTAAATTCACTTCTAAGATCTTCTAATTTTGCTTTTATTTCCGTTTCGCTAACTAAAAAAGGATCTGTTTTTGCTGGTACATAACCACCTCTAAATGATCCATACCTGTTAACTATAGGTGTTGCTTCTACTTCTTTAAAATAATATCCATAAACATCGTTATGTGCTTTTTGTATAAGGGGCTTCATTTGTTCATTGAGATCCCATACTTCTTGTAAAAATGTATAATCTTCTTTAGTTAATACACCTTCATTAATCATGCGTGTTACAAAACTATCCCATGCAGTTGTGTTTATAGATCCATTTTCATTAAGTGTTGCCCAACCTCTACCTAATAAAAGTTTACGCAAGTTACTTGTATTGCCAGTATGCAACATAGCACCAAGCAATTCAGACTTACCAAAGTCACCGTTAGCGTTACCAAATGTGTAACCAAATTCTCCAGATACAATTTTTCCTTTAGGCATATCTAGTTTGGCTAGCATTTGTGAATATTTTTTTGTGTAATTTGCTCTTTCTATTCTGTATTCATTTAATGCATCTTTTACTGGACGCCATATATATCTAGTAAATGCACCTGCTCGTACTTCATCACGTTCTAAAACAACGCTACCAATTAAACCTTTACCAGTTTTAGTTGCACCGTCCATACCATCTGCCCAATGCTCAATACGTCTTAGCATTGCTTTACCTTGTTGCATCGCTCTCATAAAACGTACCCTAGTTTTTGGTGCTTCTGTTACACCTACTGGTTCTGGTGTTTTCATTCTTGACATAACGTCAACTAATTCATTTACTACCGCTTCTAGTTCTACACGTTTGCCTTCTATAACAACTTGCTTATCTCTGCGTGATTGATACCACAATGTCTGAATCATTTCGTAAACAGTATCAAATTTTTCACCTGTTAAATCTTTTATGTCTTGTTGTCCTTCACTTGTAAGATCTTCTATTAATGGCTTTAATTGTTCAAACATATCAGGATTATATGCTTGTAATTTATCTGTATATGCAGCAGGTTTATCTACGGCAGGGCCTAATCCATATGCAGCAAGTATTGCTCTAGCAGCACTTATTAAATCCATGTTTCTTTTTGTCGCTATTTTTTTGTCAGAACCAAATACTTGTTTAAATAATTTTTGTGCTTTGTCAAATGTCTTATGTATTTCTAGTGCTTCTTTTGCTAACTGATTATTTAACAACTGTGACTTTTTAGCCTTAATCGCAGCAACAGTATCACCTTTTTTCATTGCAGCTTCAGCAGCTTTTGCAGCTTTTATTTCATTACGACTAAATTGTGATGGCCTTATATCTTTTAATTTTTTCTTGGCCAATAATTCTCTAGCAACTTGTTTAGCAGCAGCCACTTGATATCGTACTGGCTGCATAGATTTTGATAAGAAACGTAGTTCAACAGATATAAATCTAGCTCTAGCTTCGTTATGTATTGCTTCTTGTACCTGTAGTTCCTGTCTTCTTGGATCAGTAAGATTACTAAACTCATTTAACATACGTTGATCTGTACGTTCCATAACTACTTCTTTCATTGGTCGCATTTCTACTAACGCATTTATCATTTCTACTGGATCATTAAAGCCAAACATCTCTGCAACAACAGATACTGGCATACCTTCTTTTGCTACCATGCCGTATTTACCAGTACGCAATTTTTTTATTTCTGTAGCCATGTCATAAAATGGCACTAAATTTTTTAATGATGCTATTTCTATTTTGTGACCAGATCCAGCAACAACTCTTTCTCCTTGGTCGTTAACAAATTCACCACGTTTTAGAAATGCTTGTACCTGATATAATTTTTCTTTTTCTATTTTATTAGTTTCTTCTTGTACTACTTTTTTTCTAGTTTTTTCTACGTCTTTCTGTATATCTTTTAATACTTTACTTCTAGCGTTAGATAACCATTTTACCTGTCGCATACTAGCTTTTGTTAATTGTTCCATAGATTTATCTTCTGCTGCTTGCATTGCTTGTGTATATTCATTCCATGTTGCATCATCCATACCGCTTTGTTCTTGTGTTTGGAACATAGCTTTCATTCCGTATATTTCTTCGGCTTGTGTTATCTGTTCCTCAGTAGCCAACATACGATCCATAACACCCCTAATCTCATCAGTTAATATTGGCAAGTCTTGGCCGTTTTCTTTTCTGTATATAACGTTTAATTCATCTCTAATAGATCTGTAAATTCTGCGTAAAAACTTACTAAATTTATTAAATATTTCTTGTAATTTAGTACTTGGTGCTTTGCCTTCATATAAATAAATTTCGTAGTTATATGCAAATGCTTCGTGAAATTTTCTCTTTTTATCTATAGATAATTTATTCCAAGCTTGTGCATCTTTAACACCAAAAAACTTTAACAAAGTTTGAAAATCATCTGTTTGTTGTTGCGATGCTTGGTCAGACATAGCAATGTCTTCCATGACAGTAAGCATATAATGTGCTGTTTCATGTAAGAACGTAGAAAAATCAGATTCTTTAGTTAGTACTGTAGTTAATGTTTTAGGATCAAACCCACCTCTTATACCGTCAGGTTCTGATTGCTGTAAAAATTCTCCTACCTTTACTTGAATAGATCCTCTAGGCTTTCCAACTGAGAGTCGGAAATCTCTTCGTCCGTTTGGGAATTCATCATCGAGACTAAGTCTAGAAGGTTCGACTCTGATTGCAACTGCGGTATCACCGTAGCCAGTATCTGTGATAGCTCTGGTGGTAACGTAGACATCAGGTTCTCCAGCACTTCTAAGTTCACCTGTGGCCTTGATTGATTCTGCTGCTCTTCTGTTGGTGTGGTGGTAGACGGTAACTGTTCCGTCTGCGTTAAGGGGGAGTCCTGTGTTTTCGTCAATGTTGGTTTGTTCAGTACTACCCTGTCGTAATATTCCTGATCCTCCATCATCTCGTTGTGTTCCTGTTGTCCGCTCCTCGGATTGTACTGATAAGTCATTGTCAACCTCCTGTAATGTTGATTGTATATCTACATCTGATATACCTAGTCTAGCAGCTAAATCTACAGCAGCGTTAGCATAATCAGGTGCTGCGTTATCTTCATATCCTGTTTCAATAACTGCTTCTTTAAGTTTTGCAGAATCATATAATTTTTTTTCTGGATACCAAACAAGTGCTTGTAAATCTGACATTGTAAGATCTTTAACGTCTTGTTGTAAGATCTCCAACACCTGTGTAAATACTTTTTCTATGTTTCTTCTTTCTGGCGCACCAGAAACAACTTCTTTTTGTCCGTCTAAATTTTTTGCTATAGCATTACCTCTTTTACGCAATAAATCTCCAAGACCTACAGTTTTATCACCTTTTTTAGGTTGACCCATTATGTCTAAAAATATTTCTTTATACTTTGGATCTTTTGTAAATGGTGCTATTTCTTTCATCGCTATACGATTAGCCTTTTTTGTTGTAGCTGTTTCTATTGCTTTACCTACTGCGTCTATATCACCTAATGTAAGTTTTCTTTTTATTATTGTTTCAAACGCTTTTTTTTGTTCTTTACTTAATGATTTAATTATTTGTTTTATTTGTTCACGTTGTGTCCTTACTAATTTTGTTTTGTCGTTAACTAACGTACCTGTCATGCGACCCCATGTACGCATAGCCCATCTATCTAAAGTTAATTGTTCATAGTTACCATATAAATTTGCAAAAAATCCGTTACCAATTTTTGGCCCCATTATTGCCGAACCATAAACTAATTCTTCCATTCCAAACCCACCTGTCACTTCTTTTCCTGTGTATGCTTCAACTTCTCTTCGTGTATGTTTAGTTTTCATAAATTCTTCTACTTCTTTAAATCCTTTTTCTTCAATCAAACCATTAATAGTTGCAAAACTTATTTCCATTGCAAGAGCAGATTGACCACCTTCTGGAAAACTTTCTGGTAATTTGCCATTTTGATCAAAATATTCATATGCAGCACTTGCGTATCTAAAGTTTGTATTAACGTCTATACCGTTAGATGTAGCTGCTAAAGCCCATTTAAATGCAAAACTATGTTCTAAATCAGTAGCAATTTTTGGATATACAAGTGATATTATTTTTATTGCTTTAGTAACTTTTTCGTTATACCAACCAACAGCATTTGCATTTTCTTGCAAAGCAAAACGTGCGTCATCTAATAAAGTTTGTACAAGATATTTTTCTACCTCAACAGTAAATTGCGAAACATCTACTTTAGCTTTTTTTGCTTCTGCTTTTACACGGTTCTGTATTTCTAATTTAAAATCCCGGTTGGTTGCAAATGGTTTACTAGCTGCAAAATCAAAATTTTCTACAATTCTTGCTATTTGATATACAGCTTGTGGTACTGGCTTCCCTTTTTTTTGCTTACCTCTTTGTGCCAATATTTCCTGTGTTTGCTGTTTATATATATTTGCTATCTCTGTATCCCATGTACCGCTATTTATTGTTGATTTAACCGCTCTATTATCAAACACGACTATTTCATTACCATCAAGAACAGGCATAATTGCACCGTCATATCCTTCGGCTATAAGTTTGTCTTTAAATGCTTCTGCTGTTACCTGACCTGATCTAATTAATTCTTTGTCATCTAAAGTTGCTCTGTATGGATTTTCTAGACGAGCATACAAAGGCATAACGGTTGGCCCTATAGTACCGTCAGATGGTATACGACCTTGTATTTGTCTGCTTTTTTTTAGATTTGCATAGTATTTAGCTAAGTTTTCATTATCAGTTACATATACACCAGTACCTAGCCATCCCTCATCTAATCTTTTTGGATGAGATAAATCAAAATGATCTATGCTATCTGTAGTGCCGTGGTAAACAACTTGTGGTGTGCCGTCAGCATTTTTTAATTTTGACTTACCAAAAAACTTTTTAAATGCAGGTGTGTCTAATTTTACTGTTCCATCTTGATTAAATAGCTGCTGTTCTGGTGCTACGTTAAATTTATCATCAGTAGTTATGTTGTAAAAATATTTATTAAAAAATTCACTAGGACTTATTCCTAATTGATTTGCTTGTGTAACCACAAAATCTCTTACAAAATAAGATAAAAATTTACTTTGATTAGGTGTATAAACACCAGTAGCTTTTAACTGATTATTTATATTTGTTTGTATAGCATTTGCATCTTTTCTTATTTCATCTGCTAATTCTTTTTGTTGGTTTAATATTTGTTCTGCTTCTTTTCTAAGAGTATCTCTTTCATTTGTAAACTGCCCAGCTTCTGCTGCACTCATGCCGTCTTGTGTTACACGCATATGTGGTTGCAATGCAATGCCTAACTGTGTACCAGCAATTTTTGCAGCATATGTTCCTGTCGGTATAGCAACGTCACCTTGCCCACCTGATAAATTTATTTCTTTTAAATCATTGGCAATTTCTGGGGAAAACAATTCTAGTTGTTCCATAGTTATGCCATTGCTGCTTAACTGTTGATTAAATATTTCTGCGTCTACAAAAATGTTTGGCACTTCTTTGTCACTAGCTACATTTTGTATATACGATTCAAATAAATTAGGGTTTCTTATTTTTGTTTTATCTGTTGTAGATAAAGTAGTTAGTGAATCAATAAATGCAGCATCTTTTGTTGCTTTTTTTGCTCTACTTATATCAGTTACAAAAGTAGGCCCTACACTTAATCCAGCGAGTGGAATCATACCAGTAGCAACTATTTCAAAAACTCCAGCAAGTCTTTGTGATATTTCTGTTCTACCTTCTGCCGTTAATAACTTACTTTCAAATTCACCTTCTTCAAAATAATTAGCAAAATCTTCACCTGCTATATTTACTAATTCTTGTAATTGTTCAGTACCTACTTCTGTTGCCCAGTTACGAAAAGCTTCAGTACCAGTTTTGCGTAAAACTTGTACCATAGTAGGTTTTATTAAAGTTTTACTAACTTCTTGCATAGTTTCTCTTATTAACAATTTTCTCACTGGTGCTGTTAATGTACCTAAACTTACAAACTCTAGACCACCATTAACAAGGCCAACTGCTATACCAACATTTTTTGCTACATCATGAGATATACCTGCCTTTATAAGAGCGTTATATTGATGACCTGCTTCTATCATTGCTCCTTCTTTTGCAGAACCAGTAGCCATACCCCATATAAATCCAGTAATTATTCCACCTTTTACAGTAATTGGTGCAAATGGGCCACCAAATAATCCTAAAGTTCCACCTGTAGCACCACCAGCTAAACCATATTTAATACCTTCTTGCAATGGCCCAGACATTTGGCCAACAATAGTACCTGTGTTTTCCCACAAACCAGTACCATCACCATTTAGTTCATCTAACCTTACTTGTATTTCTTGTATACGTTGATCTATTATTTCATTAGATTTACCTAATTCTACGTTAAGTCCTTTTTGAAAACCAAGTTTACCTTGTTCAGTTTGTAACCTACCTTTTTCCCAACCTTGTGATATGTTTTCGGGAAAATCTACTATACCAGTAAATGCACCTTCTATAAGACCTAAACGCTCTACATTGTCCTGTGCAATTGCTGCAAAATTAGGATCAGTTAAATGACGCATTAATATTGGATTTGTTTGTGCTAAATCCAATGAATATATGTTTTGTTGTTTATTTCTTTCTTTTAATATATTTAAAGTTTCATCACTATTTAAAGCAACACCGGGTGGTAAATTTAAACGCTCTGCTAATTTTTGTGCTTCACCAGTTCTATCTGGATCTAACGTAGAAACTGTATGTAAAATTTGCTTTAATTTTTTTTCTCTTTCTTTATTTTCTTGCTCAAATAAATCATCAAATGGATTTTTTTCACCATAGTTTTGACTTGGTGCTAATTTATTTAAATCATCAAATGGATTAATAGACAATATTATTCCTCCTTATATGCATATGCTTCATTTACATTTTTAGGTTGACCTTTGCGTACAAAATAATCTGCAATATTTTTTTGACTTACAGGTTTACCTGCTTTGCGTAAAGATTGTTTAATTAGCGATAATACATCTTCATCAATTTTACTTATAAATATTCTTACGTTTTCGTCTTTATAAGGTATGTCAACATAAACATCTTGTAATCTATCTTGATCAACAAAAAATACATTTGTATCTTTAGTGTCACCGCCACCAATAAATCCTAAAAATGGATCATTATCAAGATTCACATTGTCTAATAAAATATCATTTAATGCTTTTTGTTTTTCACCCATAGTTAGTTTTACATTGCCTTTTGTAATTTGTTGTGCGTTAATTTCTTTTAACCATGCTTCATGTATTGCTATATATTTTCTTTTCTTTGTTTTATTTTTAGATGTATATAAATCACCCATGTCATATCTATCTAAAGTAGCTTTTAACATAGTGACATTACCTGTAGCTTCCACATATTTACTTTCACTTTGTAAATCCCTTGCATAATTTTTTAAACCCAAATAATCTGATTGCGATATCGTATGCATATACGAAGGTAAGTTATCTCTTATTTCTTTAGGATTGTCAATTAACTCAGCATATGTAAGCACGTCAGATTTTGCTGGTTGTCCTTTCTTTAATAACTCTTGATCGCTTTCACTAAAATTTTCTATTTTTATACCGTTAGCTTCTAAATTTTTCCAACCACCCTCTTCTGCAAATGCTATTTCTTTTGCAGCATTTAAATTTTCGTTATAAATTTTTGTACGTTCACTACTAATTTTTTTGTATTTAATTTTTAAATCTTCTAAGGCATATTTTTGTTGTTTAGGATCTGTAATTGTTTCTTTTATTTCTGCTTTTAAAACTTCTAACGGACGTAGTCCTGTAATAAAATTTACGTCACTTGTAAAATTACCATCGTAATTAATACCTTTTTTAATTATTTCTAAATCGTTTGCAATGGTAACTGCAAATTCACTTTCACCAAAACGTCCATATATTTTGTTTGCTTCGTCAGAAATTAATTTGTTGTAGTTATTTATAATTTTTTCATTTATCTGTTTTGCATATTTTGTATCTTCTTTGTATCTAGCTGTATCTATTTCAATACTAGATTTAGCTTTTGTGTATAAACTGTCTGCTTTTTTAACACCTAAATGTTGTATGGCAAATAAATGTGTTGTTTGATGTTCATTTATTAATGTTGCATTGGAATCCAGTTTATAAAATTTTGATTCGTTTTTTATTTTTTCTAACGTATCAATATTGTTTTCTTGCGTTTGACCTGCAACCTCTACTTTGTCACTATGATTTCCATCATAAACAGACGCACCTGTACCATCATTTTCAGAATGATTGCTTTTAAGGCACATTAGTTTTTTTGTTTGATCTAAAAAATTACCAGTGTTTTGATTACCGTTAGCAGTTAAAACGCCATTAACACATTTTTCACCATTATAATCTTTATGCTTTTCTGCAATTTGTATTTCTAATTCAGTAACTACATCTTTAATTTCTTTTGGTTTATGCATATCTACATATTGTTTAGCTAACTGGTGTCCACCGGGTAATTTTACTAATTGGTCTACAACACCTTCCATCACTTCAGTGTTGTATGTTTGTACATCTTCTAAATATTTAGAACTCAATGGCCCTTTATTAATATCTGTATTACGACCATTTAACTCTGCACTACGTTTTATTTCTAGAAGTCCTCTGTAATAATTAACAGCGTAATCTCCATTTTCTTCTTGAAAACTTTCAAAACTATTTACCGCAGCTGTTTTTGCTAAATTTACGTTTGCTTCAGATTCTTCAGTTAATTTTAAACGAGTTTGTTTTAAAGAATGTTTACTAGCAGAGTTAACTGATATACGTTTTGACGCAGCATATTTATCGTTAAATATTTGTTTTTGACTTTTGTTATCTAATGTTTCTAAATACTTGTTAGATATGTCTTCTAAATCATTTACTAACTGGTCATACCTAGTTATAGGTTTATTTGTTTCTTCGTCATATCTTACTGTTGCTATTGCGTCACCACGTTGCAAGTTTAAATATTCATTTACTTTTACATCTGCTTCTTCTTGATATCCTCTATATGCTTCATTAGATTTAACGTCATCGTGTTGATCCTGTAAATCTGCTGCTATTTTTGCAAATTGTTTTTGTGCATTACTTAAACGTCCAATATCTTGTGCAACACCTGTATCTTGTACTGGTTGTATATTAGTTGCAGAAAATAATGGTGTTCCACCAGTATCTATTTGTTCTGTAGGTGTTTGCTGTAAAGGTACTGTTGCCATAATTAACCTAGATCAATTAAACCGTAACCATCTTCTTTTGCAAAATCACCAACACCTGACATAAGTGTGCTTGTCATATTTAACAATGGACTAACAGTTGATGCGGTAGCAAACATATTACTTGCTGATACACCTAACATATCTGCCCTAATATCAGCTTGCACCCCTCTTGTTCTCATTTGGTTTGCAGCCCTTATTCTATTGCTATTCATTGTTATTTTATCTAGTTCTCTCATTACAGCGTCTGATGCGAAAACATTAGCAACACTACCGTATCCAAGTTGTATACCTCTTGCAGCAAAACTTGTTCTAGCTTTTCCTTCCTTTAAACCTGCTGCCATTGTTTTAGTCATTATCTGCCTGTTATATGCTCTAAATACTTGTTGTGCTTCCATTTCCAACATATCGGCATTAATTTTTGCCATGTCTTCTTGGTGTTCAAGTGTTAAACCTGCACTTTCTGCTTCATATCTTTGCCTGTTTGCTGCTGCAATATTGCCAATAATACCTGTTACAGTACCACCTATTGACATTATTCCGCCTACTGTATCCCAACTTTTCCAATCTATAGCCATAAGTGCAACACCTACTTATTTTTATACTATACAAACAGTTTATCGGTTTACGGTCACACTATCCACCAACAGATACTTCTAAAGTAACTCCAACTACTGTTAATGGTAATGGATCTGTTTGTCTTATAAATATTTGACCGTAATCTTGCCAAGAAGGAGTAAGCATTATTTTTATATCTTCAGTTTTTAAATTAGGTGGCGATCCAAATGGTTCTGTTGTACGTTGTTTTGCTTCTACTAATTTTTCTGACGTAGGGCCAACAAATATACCAGAACTTTCAAAAACACGAAGCCAAGCATGATTTAAATTTTTTACACGGCCTTGACCAAAAGCTTCTGTTTGCAATGCTAATGGCAAAGTTTGTAAATCACATACATAAGGTAAACCAACGTGTGTAACACTAGATGCACGGTTTAAAGTAATACTGCCATTAGAATCTACAACTTTAGTTGGATGTACAGCACCGTCAGCCAATATGTTTACTGTTTTACCAATTAAATGACTTAATCCTGATAATGTTTTTTCTGCAATTTCATAAGAAGTTATTGCTGTATTTTGTAAACTGCTTGGCAAATCTCTATCAAGTTTTACCGTTGCAGTGTGATTATCTGCAATTGCTGTAATATCGCATCTATAAGTTTCAGTGCCATCAACTATTACTATTGCATCATTTAAATCTGTAGTAAGACCATTACCGCCAAAATTAAATACAGGTATAGAAGATGGAAATTCTAAAGTAACAGAACTACCTTTTGTAAAATTACCGCTGCTAGTTATAGTTACAGTTCTTGCTGTATTTGTATTTGTACCGTTATATGTCAAACCAGAATCTACAAAAAAACTATCACGTTGTAATGTGTAATCTCTTGTACCCATGCGTTCTATATATCTTTTTGTAGCACCTCCAATAGTTCTTTTTATTACGCAATAAGCTGCATCTACACTGCCTTCAGCTACTGTTGTAACGCTTTCAAATGTACCGTCTGTGTCATGTTGATGCCATGCTCCTACCTGTTGTTCTGGTACATATGTAAGACCTACTAGTTTACCGCTTGTACTAATCATCCAGACAATTGGTGTCGGTGCTTTAGCTAAAGTCATATCTGTAATATCAAAACCATCAAACAAATGTGCTGCTCTTATAGATAAATCACCAGTTATAAAACCATTAGATTGCCAGTTATATCCTAATTCTCTTGCATGACCACCACGACTTGCAATATAAACCATGCTGTTATTAACTACTACAGGTTGTGTATTATTAGCTCCTACATATGATTGTGGTTTTACTGCTATAGATGTAGGTGTAATAGCATCACTGTTTACAGAGGTAACCCTCCATTCTGCTGCTTCTGTCATAAATAACAATTGCGTCAGCGGTACTATATGTTTTATTCTGTTTGCTTCACGAGCAGCAACTCTAAATTGAATACGGTCATCATCTCGTATTGGTAATTTAAATGACATATCACTTTCTGTTCCTGACCTTGTCATAAATATAGTTTGCGGTTCGTTATTAGTACCAGCAAAAACTCTACGTTGCTCAAAATAAGAAACAGCATTAGGAAAATTATTTGTACCAGAAAATATAGTTTCGTATCTTGGTGGTGTTATAGCAAAATCTGGTGCAATATTATTATCAACAATGCTGTATGTACTTGGATTGCTTGATGAATCGTGATCTTTTTCACCAATAAAACCAAATAAACCACCTTGTTCTTTATAAACTCTGTATCTTGATGCACCAACAACATCGTTCCATGTAATAGTATTTTTAGCTCCTGTCACAAAAATATTATTAGATACACTTACAGTACCTGATGCTGCACTTTCTCGTACTCCGTCACTTGCTATTGCGGTTACGGCATAAGTATGATCTTCGTTAGTGTCAGAATTATTACTTGCTGAACTGGGCATATATGCAGAAACAGATAATCCAGTTGGAGCAGATATTGCTGCTGTAAAATCAATATTAAAAAATTGCCAATTACTTGCTCCGTATCTTCTTAATTCTGCTGGTTCATGATTAGAATGTACCAACGTCATTACGTCAGAAGATTGTACAAATTTAATATCAAATAATTCTGCTTCTAAATATGGTGATGGTATTTCATATGTCATATCAGTTGGCAATGCATACCAATTTGTAGAGTTAGGTGGTGTGCTGTTTGAATGTGCTGTTTTAGCGTAATAATTAACATTGTTATATTTTGCTATATCACCAATAGAATAACTAGTACTACTGCTCCACGCTGACCCATCTGCATATTGTAAAGTTGCACCTTGTGTATGAAATCTAAAATATTCTTGACCAATTTCTATGACCATTGTTTGTGACACGTTAAATCTAAATGGTATTAACCTTGTTTGTTTTGTAGAATCTTTTACCTCTTTTACAAAAAAGAATCCCGGCCTGTTTTCTGCTGGCCCTTGTGGTTTGGCAATAAAATTACGCATTGTTGCAGCACCTTGTTGATATTTACTGTCATCAATACGACCTGCCATTTCTGGTGATATTTCACCACTAGAGAATGATTTAAGAAAAGTTCTTGTGTTTGGCATTAATTACCTCCCAGATGTCCAAGGCACAATATGCTCTACTGTTATATCTCTATGTAAATTATCTTGTTGTTTTGCACTTGCTAAATAATTACGCATCATTTCTGTACATCGTTTTGCTTGTGCCATACCTTGATCACCTTTTATTATTGGCCCTGCCATCATAGATGCTAAATGCCAAGACAAAGTAACAATAAATAATGGTGAGAATGTTGTTGAATCAGTTACTAATGATTGATATCGCAACAATGCATTTTCTTGATTGCTATAAATATAAATTCCTTCTACTGCAAATTGCTGTGGTGTATATTGACCTGCCACGATAGTAGGTGCATAGTTAGATGTTATACCACCGGGAGTATCACCGGCAGACATTCTTGTAGCATAATCATTTTGTGCTGTGGGAGATATTATTGCAACAGGTGTCATCATGTCAGCAGGTGCAACATATGCATATTCCCATTGTTCAATCGTATTAGTTGTAGTTGCTAAACTTGCACGTTTGGCTGCAAAATTCCAAGTATGTGCTTCTAATAAACTGTTTCTTGCTATAGGATAAAATCTTGCAGCGTGTTCCGCTTGAGCAGATCCTTCTGGTGGTTTTATCGAAGCAATAGTTGCATCATCACCTAAATGTGCCAAGGCAAGGTTGCAAATATCTATTTCAGTTGCCATTACATCTCCTATAAAAAAGGGAGGTTAGCAGTATTACTACTAGCCCCCTGTAAATTAAAAAAGAAGACTAATCCTATTTACTAGCTGCTTCAAGTTGTTTAATAAGAGAATCTTTTGTTTGTCTTCTATCAAGTTCAATACCGATAGTGCGACCATAAACTTCAAGTTCTGCTTTTGTCATTGTTTCTAGATTAGATGTTTTTACCTCAGTTTCCACAGGTGTAGTAGACGCTACAGGTGTCTGAGGTTCTTCACCACTAACTAGTACAAGATGTTTGCAATACTCTCCGTTGTACTCAAATTCTTCATCAACTTCTCGTAAGCTATTACCTACGAAACATTTGATTTTAGCTTTGTAAATAGGCATAAGTCGTTCTTAGTTTAAGCTACGGTAAAGCCAGAAGCATAGAACTTCTGTCCATCACCAATTGTTTCTACTATATCAGCAGTAACTTTACCTGCATTCATAGTACCTGCAACTGTGTACCTAGCACCAAGATATCTTTGGCCTTTGCCAGCAATCTCTGGATTTAAGGTAACAACAATGTTTTTACCTAATGTAAGTGATGCTGTGACAATTGCTGCACTACTACCAATAACGGTAGGTGAACCTAAGTTTGCACTTGCACTAGTAATAACTTCAAAAGTTATACTTGTACCGTTAGCAAATGCTTCAGTTAATGCAAAGTTCATGTACAAAGTTGTACCTTCACCCATGTCTCTTGCAACACCTAAATCAACGGTGTTAGTAGATACAGCGGTAGATGTAACCGCTTGATCTTCGCTCACTCTGAGCAGTGAATCTGTAATCATTTTGTAAAAATCTCCAAAAAATAAAAGAATAATCTAAGTAACTATTAAGTCACACGAGCTTC